AAGGTAAAATGAATGTAACAGAAAAAGATGGAACAGAACAAGTTCAATACACACAAAGGCAAGAGCCGAGTGGAACTAATTATATATATTACGGACAATAAAATAAAATCTTAAAACAAAAAAAATGGGAACACAAGCAATAGAAAATGTACAACAATTATTAACTGAGCAACTAGGAAAAAATGCAGGAACAGAAATCTTTACTACAGTAGCACAAACTTCAAAAGATTGGTATGCTATTTACTTCCCTGTTGAAAGTGTTATATCTGCAATAACAGTAGCAGACGCAACAGGAGAAAGTGCTTTACAAACTACTTTACCTGCGGGAACAACTCTTTTTATGAATATTACCGCAATTACACTTACGAGTGGAGTAGGTATAGGTTACAAAGAGTAAAATATGTTAGCACTAAAACTAGGATTAAGTTTAAACACTTTAAGGAACGCTGTATTTTCACCAACTGATAAAGCATCTTTAGAAGCTTGGTATCAAAAAGCTACAGGTATTGTTTTGACAGGTGGTTTAGCAAGTGAAATCTCTGCTTGGAATGACCAAAGTTCTAACAGTATTGATATGGTACAAGCGACACTAAGTGAACAACCAACTTACGCAGCAGGGGTGGTTACTTTTGATGGTTCTGATAACTTACAATCTACAAGTCAAATTTCTTTAACAGGTGATTATACTATTGGCGTATATTTTAAACCTACAGGAACTGTAAGTAACTATGCAGTTGTTGGGGATAATACTACAGCAGGACAATTTATTAAATTACAAGATGACAATACTATCTACATCAAATCAGGAGGAAGTGTAAAGGGTATAAGTTTAACTAGTGGTGCAAGATTTATAGATGGTGGGTATTTTGTTTTAACAAGAGACAGTAGTAACTTTACTTTGTTTTGGAATGGAGTGCAGGAAGCTCAAGTAGCAGCAGTAGCAGGAACACAACTTTTAGACACGATAGGTGCGAGAGCTACAGATGTTGAGGATTATATAGGAGATATTACAGAAATACAAATCTACAGCTCTACAAGTGCAGCATTAACTGCTAGCATAAACACTAGATTTTCAACTTTATAAATATGAAAGATACAATATTAAGCATCAATTTAGAAACTTCAACTGCACCAATAGTGCAGGAAGTAAGAGGTCGTGACTATATAGAATACGGAACTGAAGATTGGAGAAACCTTTATCCTCAGTTCTTAATTGACCTTTACTATAATTCTAGTACACACGCTGCAATTATTAACGCAACAGCTGAAATGATAGCAGGTGAAGATTTAATAGCTGAAGAAGAAGATATTAATTTAGAAGCTTATGTTAAACTAAAGAAGTTTCTAAGACACGCAAATTCAAACGAAAGTTTACACCAAGTAATAAAAAAGGTAGCTTTTGATTTTAAACTTCAAGGAGCATATGCTTTACATATTGTATGGAATAGAGAACGCACAGAAATAGTTGAGCTGTATCACGTACCTGTAGAGCGTGTAAGAGCAGGAAGACCTAATGAGATGGGTAAGGTTGATACTTACTTTATTAGTGCTGATTGGTCAAACACTAGAGCAAATAAACCCTATCCTGTACCTGCTTTTAATGTGAACGACAGAACTTCAGGAAGTCAATTACTTTACACAGGTGCTTACAGTCCTAATATGGACGTGTATCATACACCTGATTACTTAGCTGCTAACAATTGGTGCTTAGTAGACCAAAAGGTTGCAGAGTTTCATTTAAACAATATAGAGAATGGATTTAGTGGGAGCTATTTTGTTTCTTTTGCTAATGGTATTCCTACGCAAGAAGAAAGAAGACAAATAGAACAAAGTTTAGTAGAGAAATTTACAGGAGCTTCTAACTCTGGGAAGTTTATTTTAACATTCTCAGACGATAAGACTAGAACACCTGAAATAACTCCTATAAGCGTTTCTGATGCTGATAAGCAATACCTAGCACTACAAGAGCTATTAGTTCAGAACATACTTACAGGACACAGAGTAACGTCTCCTATGCTTATGGGAATTAAATCTGATACAGGTTTAGGCTCAAATGTAGATGAACTTAATGCAGCAGGAAATTTCTATCTTAATACGGTGGTAAAGCCGTTCCAATTACATATCTTAAACACTTTACAGACTATATTCTCAGTTAATAATATGGACTTACCTGTTAAGTTTGTACAATTAAAACCTATTACAGTAGAATTTACTTCTCAAGACTTAAAAGGAGTAATGACTGAAGATGAAATAAGAGAGGAGGTCGGTTTAAAGCCTTTAGCAGATGTAGAAGTAAGAGAAGACTTTTCAAAAGTTGGAATGATAGATGGAAAGCCTGTATTTGACACTATAGATGAAGCCTTAGAGAGTGCAAAGACTTTAGGGTGTGAAGGGTATCACGAACACGATTTAGAAGGTAAAACAGTCTATATGGCTTGTGAAGAACATTCAGAAGCTACAGAGCTTTCTAAATGGATAGAAGAATTTGGAGAAGATATGCCTGAAGACTGGGAATTAGTAGATGAAGAAGTTGTTGATGGAGAACATAATGATTTTGATTTTGAGCAAGTATTGAATGAAGAAGCTGACAAAAATTTAGAACTAGCTTCAGCAGTAGGTGCTACTCCAAATAAAAGAAGCAGTCAAGATGGTGTAAATAAATCTTACAATGATTATTACAAAGTAAGATATGTATATGCAACAGATAACTTCTTAACTAATAAATCAGGAACAAGCAGAGAGTTTTGCAGAGATATGGTAGCTGCTAAAAAGATATATACTAAGGAAGATTTGGTAAATGCAAATAGTCAAGTAGTTAATAAAGGATTTGGAATAGATGGAACTCAAAAGTATAATATATTTTTATTTAAAGGAGGCCCTCAGTGCAGACATTTCTTCTTGAGGAGGATTTACAAGACTTCATTAAGAGGAGCAAAGAGTAAAATATCTAGTAGTCAATTAATATCTTATACTAAAGCTAGGTCAGAAGGATTTACAGCTGAAAGAAATGACAAGCTAGTAGCAATAGCACCACAAAGAATGAAAAATAACGGCTACAATAAACCAAGATAACTAACATAACTAATTGATAATCAATGTCATACGTCCTATTCATATCAGAAGCAAAACTAAAAGACTCTACAGCAATTAACTTAAATGTTGACCCTGAAATCTTATTACCCTATATTTTACAATCGCAGCGTATCTATATAGAGCCAAAGATTGGAACTGACTTGTATCAAAAATTAGAAAGTTTAATTACAGCAGGAACAATAGGTAATGTAGGCAATGAAGCATACAAGACTTTAGTAGATGAATATATTGGAGACTGTCTTCCATCCTGGGCATTTCATATGTGCATACCCTACCTAAGATTTAAAACGGAAAATGGTAACATCTATTCTAAGACTTCAGAGACAGGAACAGCTTTAAGTACGGCAGACGCTCAACATTTAAGGGAAGAGGTGAGGAACAATGCAGAGTATTTTACAGAAAGGATGATACAGTATATCACTAATAATATAGGTAGCTTTCCTGAATACAACACCAACTCAGGAGCTGACATTACACCTGACCAAAATGCGTTTTACAATGGAATGAACCTTGAAAGACCATTAAGACAAGGAACGAAACTTACATTGAGAAACTTTTTAAATGCTTCTGATTAATGAAGAAACACTATAAACCGAAAACTAAAAATGTTACTAAGTTAAAGACTTACTTAGACAAAAAAACAAAACAAAATGACAGAAGTAAAAGACACTCTACAAGTAGGGTTAGCTAATAGTTCAGCAATAGCTTTCAGTGTTACTGATTGTAACGAAATTCTAACGCTAGTTTCTTTAACGCTAGCAATTAGTTTTACTATATATAAATTTGTACAATTTGGAAAATCTAAGTAAATGGCTCGTAAAGTTATTACAAGCGGTTTTAAGAGCGTTAAAAAGAAGCGAAAGGGAGTACACTCCAAAAACGCAAGCAAAGGACAGAACAGCTTTAAAAAAGCCTACAGAGGACAAGGGCGTTAATCTTTTAATCATTAGAGATACTTTTACAGAAAAATCAACTATTGGTAAATTGTTTATCAATGGTGAAAGTTTTTGTGATACCTTAGAAAACCCTTATATCAATAACGAAAGAAATATAAGTTGCATTCCTGAAGGTCAATACAAAGTAAGACTTAGACTAGCAAGAGAAAGTGCAACTAGGGATTACTTACACTTATTAGTTCAAGATGTGCCTAATAGAAAATGGATTTTGGTACATATCGGAAATTATCCATCTCAAACCCAAGGCTGCATACTAGTGGGGAATGGTCGTGAACAAGACGCTGTTAATAACTCACGATTGGCTATGGACTTAGTAATGAAAGAAATACTTAATTTAGGCGGTGAAAATATTAATTTAATAATCAAAAATAAATAATTATGAAAAAGTGGATTTTAGTACAAACATTTAAAAAAATGATTTCAAGTCGTAAATTTCTATACACCTGTATAGGAGTTCTTACAACTTTACTTAGTGAAAAATTAGGTTTAAATCCTGAAGAAGTAAAAAACATTTTAATTAGTATTGCAACTTTAGTGTTAGGTCAAGGAATAGCAGACGTTGCTAAAAAGTAACAGATACAGATTAAAACCTCACGAGGTAGCTGCTTTACAGAAGCTTAGGGAATCAGAAACTAGGAATGTCTTAGTTATTGGCGACTTACACGAACCCTTCTGTTTGGATAGCTACCTTGATTGGTGTTTAGAACAATACGAAACCTTTAATTGTACAGAGGTCATCTTTATAGGTGATGTCATCGATAATCACTACTCTAGCTACCACGAAACCTCAGCAGATGGAATGGGTGGCTTAGAGGAGCTAGAATTAGCTATTAAGCGTATTGCTCGTTGGCGTGACGCTTTCCCTAAAGCTACAGTTCTTATAGGAAACCACGATAGACTTATAATGCGTAAGGCTCAGACTTCAGCAATCCCAAGTAAATGGATTAAGTCTTATAAGGAAGTTTTAGAAACTCCTGATTGGAACTTTGTAGAACGCTACACTTTAGATGGTGTACAATATATACACGGAGAAGGAGGTACTGCTTCAACTAAGTGTAGAGCTGATATGATGAATACAGTACAAGGACATTTACATACTCAATGTTATGTTCAGAATTTTGTAGGACAGAACTTCAGAATATTTGGAGTTCAATGTGGTTGTGGGATAGACCACGAAACTTATGCAATGGCTTATGCTAAATATGGTAAGAAACCTGCTGTTGGCTGTGTAGTTGTTTTGAATAATGGTAAAACTCCCATCAATCTTTTAATGCCTTTATAGGTACACCCCTTTACGCTCTAAGGCACTTTCACATCTTTTTAATGGTAATATACTAGACAGCACTTAAAGTTGCTTATCTAGTAAAAACACTATTAACACCTCAATTGTTAATAACTTTGATAATAATTGTGTTAGTATCTATTTATTTTTATATCTTTGCTGTGTTAAAAAAGTAATAATTAAAATAATCAAGAAATGAACTACAAAATCGTAAACAAAAACACAAACGCTACTTACTTCTTAAATGAAAAAGAATATGAAACATTCTTTAATGTAAACAGCCTTTATCAAGATGGTCAGTATCAGTATGAAATTTACAATCTAACTAAAGCAAAAACAAGAAGACAAGCTAAGATGTTAGATGTAGTTGCTCACTTAGCAATAGTAGGTGCTTCAATTTTAGCTACATTACTTTACATTCAAAACTACTAAGATGACAATACTAGACGCAGAATACTTAGAACATTCTACTTATGTAGATTATAGCGAACCTAAAATGTCTTTTATAACAGGGAAGCTAATAGATGACACTAAAGTAATAGCAGAACTTTGGCTATTAAAACCTCAGTACATACCTGCTAAGGCAACAAGATTTGGTGGTAATGACCTAACCTATAACAAACGTTCAGTTGTTGTTGTAGGAACTACTTTACAATGCTACAGAAAAGCTTGTGAAATGCTCAAGACTAAAGGTTGGCAACAGCAAGACTGTTGGGATTTAGAACTCAACCAAATCTATAAAACACACTATAAAAATAATGGCAATTTGCCTGTAATAATAAACCTTAAATAAAATGGAAGAAACACACAAAAGACTGCACGAAATAAATACTTTTCAATGTGTAGATAACGAACTATATCTAAGAGGTAAAGATGAAATGGGAGAAGACTTTACATTATGCTTTGACGCATTCAACTTCTTAGAGTGGATAGACAAAGAGCAAATAGAATATATAAAACAAAAAGTAATTGAGTATGTTGAAAAGAAATAATTTTATTACTTTTACACCAAATTATTAACAGGCAAAAATCCTAGCCAATTAACATAGGTAGAAATATATGAAAACAGAAGAAAAGCAGGATTATTTAATAGCTATACAAAGCGAATTAAAAGCTCCTAAGAACCAATTTAACAGCTTTGGTAAGTATAAGTACAGAAGTGCTGAAGATATCTTAGAAGCTGTAAAACCATTACTAAAGAAGTACAACTGTTATTTAACTATAACAGAAGAAACAAATGAAATAGCAGGTTATTTAGTTCTAACATCAAGGGTAACTATAGCTTGTGGAGATGAATCTATCTTTGTAGAAGCTCAAGCAGGAATAAACCCTGAACGCAAGGGAATGGATATAGCACAATCATTTGGTTCTAGTAGTTCTTATGCAAAGAAATATGCACTTGGTAACTTATTCTTATTAGATGACACTAAAGATGCTGATAGTAATAAAGTAAACGAACCTATTTCAAAGCCTGAAATGACTACTGACATTTACAATATTATGTTAGAATTTATCAATACAGGAAAAGGTTCAGCAGTAATGTCTAAGATGAGAAACTACTCAATGTCTGAAAAACAAGAAAGTACATTGATGAGAATGTTAAAGCAAGAAATAAATAAATAATTTAATCAATAAAGACCTGCAAAAACAGGCACAATAAAAATGGAAGTAAAAGGAAAATTAGTAAAGAAACTTGAATTAGAAACAGGAGTATCTAAAGCAGGAAAAGAATGGAAGAAGCAATCTATCGTAATTGATACAGGGGGAGACTTTAACAATGAAGTATGTGTAAGTGCTTTTGGAGATAAAATGGAACAAATGAACAAGCTAGAAATAGGTATGGAGGTATCAGTTCTTTGTAATGTTTATTCAAGAGAATATAACGGAAGATATTTTCACAATATAGACGGCTACTTTTTCACAAACCAAAGTAATAAATCTTCAGGTAATTTATTAGACAATAAAGATACTATGATGAATGGTGATGGAGATATGCCTTTCTAAGATGAATACAGAAGATAACTTTAAAAACCTTTGCGACCTTACTACAAGTTTAGTAGGGTTGCCTAAAGGCTCTCTAGCATTAAAAACTAGAAAGACGGAATACCAAGTACCTAGAATGGTAGCAGCTATGATTTCAAGAATTGAAGATGAAACTCACAGGGATATAATTGCTAAAGTATTGGGTAGAGATAGAACAAGCGTTAATCATTATGAAAGATGCCACTCAGCTAACTATTCATCATTCCCTTTGTATCGTGATACATTTAACAAAGTGTTTAACGCTTATGCTGAAATAAAACACTCTAAATTAACTTTTATTGATTTGCATAATTTACAGGAACACTTGAGGAAAAAAGGAATACACGATAGCTTAACACATCAAACAACTATCCGTATTAGCACAGGTAGATTTAAGATAGCTGTAAATGTTTCTTACAAAGATTTCTACAATCAATTAGAATTATGTAAGTTAGCACTCCAAAATTATCAATACGAAATAGAAGTAATATGAAACATTTATTAAGTAGTTCAGCTTTTTTAATAGTGAACAAGCAATTGGCGAAGCAGGTAGGATTGAAGGGAGCAGTCCTACTTGCTGACCTAATTAGCAAAGAAGAATACTTTATATCCAATGGAATGGCTGATGGCTGGTTCTTTAATACAGCTAAAAATATAGAAGCAGACACTTGTTTGACTTCACATCAGCAAAGAAAAGCAATTAAGAGCTTAAAGGAGTTAGGAATAATAGAAACTAAAGTAGTAGGTATTCCTGCAAAGCAACACTTTAAAATAATTGAAAACAAGTTGTTAAGTTATTTTAATACTAGTTGTGAAGAAACTGCAAAACTAGTTGTTAAAAAAACGCAAACTATTAATAAGATTAACAATAAGAATAACAATAACAATAATATATCTAATAGGCGTAATGAATTTGTTTTTGAGGTTTTGTCTTTTGATTATGATGAAAGTATTTTAAATGGATTTGTAGATTATTGGACAGAACCTAATAAGTCTAATACAAAAATGAAATTTGAATTAAATAAAACTTGGAGTACTAAACTCAGACTAAAGACTTGGGCGAACAATCAAAAGAAATGGGATAAACCTAAGTCTAATAAAAAAACAATGAGTAAGTTAGACGCTCAAATTAATGAATGGCAAAAAGCAAAAGAATTATTATGAAACCTTTAAAACAAGAAAATCTAAAAGAGCTGACTGAAAAAGTCCTAAACCTAGTTGGTAAGACTTCAGTTGAGATAGGACACAGAACAGATGCACAAACTATGGCAAGTCTAAGTAAAATATTTGCTGAGGATTTAATACAGGAAAAGCGTTTCGGCAATATGACTTTTAACCAAGTTCAGGACGCATTTAGACAGGGAGTGAGATTTGGTAAAGATGAACCCTTTTTAAATATCAGAACTTTTTACAAATGGGTGTATGCTCATAAAAAAGAAAGAATAGATGTTGCCTACCATGAAGTTCACACTTTAGGAAAGCCAAAAGGAAAGACCTTATGGTATCAAGAACCAATAAAATTATTAAAATGAAAAAGGAAGAAACAGCACCATTAAGTATATTTTTAGACCAATTAAGAATAAATCGTTTAAATCAATCTAAAATATATTGGCAAGAAACTTTTATTGAATATATTAAAGAAAACAATGTAGAATTATATAAAGAAGCGAGAAAATTTACAGATGATTTAGAAGCAAATGATTATTGGACTGAAGAAGAAAAATTAAAATGGGGAATGAAATGATAGGTTGGTATTAATAACAGCCGTTGTAATGTGGCTAATAAGAAAATTAAAATGAAGATATTAACAATCGTATGGGGAATATTAATTGTGTATTGTGTTTTAGAAGTAATTTTCTGTACTAAATTTGACGATTATGAAAACAATTAAAATTACATCAGGTGAAGTAAAAAGTCAATCAGATGCAATTCTTTGGCACTTAAAAACTTATGGTAGTATTACAAGTTATGAAGCTATAAAAGAATATGGAGCTACTAGACTTTCAGCTATTATTTTCAATCACAGAAAAGAAGGTTATGATATAGATAGTATGCCTTTAACTAAAAAGACAAGATTTGGAAGAAATACAACTATTGCTAAGTATATCTACACAGCACCACCTCAGCAATTAATTCAAGAAATATTATGGTAACAGTAAACAGTTTAAGCGGTGGTAAAACATCTAGCTACATAGCAGCCAATTACCCTGCTGATTATAATGTGTTTGCTTTGGTTAGAACTAATGACAAGTCTTGTCTTTATCCTGATAAACAACTTAGACAAATTGTTTCAGATAAAATAGGGGTTGAGTTTATCGGAACTTTAGAACAGGATAATATTATAAGAGTAATGCTAGACTTAGAACAATTTATTGGAAAAGAAATAACTTGGCTAAGCCCTAAAACTTTTGATGATGTAATTAGTCAATACAAAGGGAAAAATGGAAGTAATTATTTACCCAATCTAATGACAAGATATTGCACTACAGATATGAAAATGAAACCCATATTTGAATGGTGGCAAAAAGAAATAAACGAAATAGTAGAAATGCGTATTGGTTTTAGAGCTACAGAAATGAACAGAGCAAAAAGAGTTATTGAAAAACTTAACGCAAATGGAGTTGATGAAATGAAAGCAGTAACAGGTAAAAGTAAAACAGGAAACAGAAACAGATGGGGAATGGTAGAATGGAGAATACCTACATTTCCTTTAATACCTGCTAATATAAACAATGATACAATTTTTAACTATTGGCAAAAGAATAAAGAAGTATCGTTTGCTGATGGTTATTATAATAATTGCGTAGGGTGTTTTCATAGAAACCCTGTTTTTTTAAATAAGATGAGCCAAGAGCATAAAAACAAAATGGAATGGTTTGCAAATATAGAAGCTGAAAACTCACCTAATACATTTAGAAAAGATTGCACCTATAAAGAAATACTTGAATACAAACCGCAGATAGAATTAGATTTTGAAGATTTTGATGACTGTGACAGCGGTTACTGTGGACTATGAAGAAGACAATCAGTAAATTAAAAAAAGAATTAGACAAGTGGTTCAGTCTTTATATAAGACTTAGAGAAGCAAACGAATACGGAATGTGCCAATGCTTCACTTGTGGAGTGGTCAGACACTATAAGGAAGGAATGCAGAACGGACACTTTCAAAGCCGAAAGCACCTAGCCACAAGATTTTCAGAAGATGGAAATTGTGAAGTACAGTGTGTAAAGTGTAATGTTTATGCTTGGGGTGAGCAGTATAAGTTCGCTTTAGCTTTAGACGCAAAGTATGGAGAAGGCAGAGCTGAGGAATTACAATGTTTAGCTAGAACAACTTTAAAGATAAGTCGTGTTGAATATGAGGAAAAGATAAGTTATTACAAATCAGTTGTTGAAAAGTTAAAAAAAGAAAAAGGAATTGAGTAAACTTTTTTCCTAAGTTTGACGTATGATAGAACCGATTTATGCAAGTGAGGAACATAGGACAATAATAGAAACCTATATTTTAATGTGTACAGAGTTCTCAAAAGAAGTAAGCACAAAATCAAAATACAATAACTATTTAGATGTAGTAGACATTATACTTGAATATCATAATAATTATGGGAAAGGAGTTAAAGAGAATAACTGGTATGACTGGCTACTGATTATTCCTATTAACTTATCAGTGGCAACAAATGGTTTCTTTGCAGGGCTTGAAACAAAAAGTAACGCACCTACAATTAGAGCATATAAAATTGTACTAGATGAAATGGTTCACGATGTAACAGATAAAATTGATGCATTAGAAGAAATAAATGACTGATATATACGCAGAAATATCAAAACTAAGTTCTTTTTTTAGAAAGATGTGTTATGGTATAACGCAAGATGAAGAAGCTATAAATGACGCTGTGCAGGAACTTATGATTTATTTTCTTCAGATGAACCCTCAGACTTTAAAAAACATTTATGAAAAAGACGGATTAAAAGGAATTAAAGGTTATGGTGCAGTAGTATTAAAAAGAAGTTTAACAAGTGTAAGAAGTCCTTTCTATTATAAGTACAAGAAGTACTACACAAATTTAGCAGGAGTTTACACAGCAACTTGTAGCCAGAACACTTTTCATAAAAGTATCTACAATTTACCTGAAGAAATAGAAAACAATTACAAATGGGAAAGGCTTGAAGAAATTGACCAAGTATTAGATAAACAAACTTGGTACGATAAGAAAATTTTCGAGCTTTATTACTCAGGAGAAACATTAGACAGTTTAGCAAGTAAGACAGGAATAAGTAGAAACAGTTTATTTACTACAATAGATAAAGTAAGGGAAATACTTAAAAAGGAATTGAATGAATAAGTTTTTTGTACCTAATGAAGTCTATGAAGATAGAATAGCTATTTGTAAATCTTGTGTTTATTATTTTAAACCTACAGGAAATTGTAAAATTTGTACCTGTTTTATGAAAGTAAAGGCAAGAATAAGCAGTCAATCTTGCCCTCAGAAATATTGGGATAAAACAACAGAAGTAGAAACTCCTGAAAGTTTACCTCAAGAAATAGTAGAAGAAATATTAGATATGTGGAAAGACTTAAAAACAGGAAGAGCAAAAGACCAAGCAGCTAAAAAGAGAATGATTGAAACATACAATACAATATACAATACTAACTACAGCACAGGAACTAATTGTGGTTCTTGTATATCAAGTTGCTTTGATGGAATAAAAAAACTATATAAAGAATATAGCTAAAACAATAGATATGAAAAGAACTTATAAAACAATTAAGTGGGTATTAAACAACCACATTAAAAAGAATGTTAGAAGTCTTTGGACTTGGAAAAACGATAATTTTACTTGTATATTTGAAAACTACTCAGGTGATAGTAGAATATACACACCACATCAATTATTAAAACTCTTAGATAATGACACCAAACGAGAAACTAATTAAAAACCTAGAAAATATGCCACCAATTGAATTACAAGAAGTACCTAATTATTATAAAGGAAAGAACGGATATATGGCTAAAGATGTAGTAAGCAACTTTGACCTCAGTTACAATATTGGAACAGCCGTAACTTATCTTTTAAGAAGTAAGAACAAACATAATGACGGAGGAGTTGAAGATATTAGAAAAGCAATAAACCACCTGCACTTTGAACTAGACAGAATACACAATGACTCTGTATAGTTGCAAATGTAAAAAGACAAAAGAAATAGGGAAGGCTACAATAGTTCTAAGAGAGAAAGAATGGGTAACCAAGGAAGCACTCTGTGAATGTGGTCTTTATATGGATAGTAAACCAACAGACGGAATGCCTAGCCTTAAAAGAACTGAAGCATCATTAAGTAAAAAAAAAAGAGGTGATAAGCTATGGGCAGGAGCAAAGGAAAAGCTAATAGGTGAAAGAGGAATAAATGAAGACTACTAAATAAATAAACAAAAATTCTATTATATACTATGAAACAACAAGTTAAGATATACAAAGTTAAGGGAAATCCTAAAAATCCTAGAGTTATAAAAAATGATAAATTTAAGTCATTAAAAAATAGCATTAAAACTTTGCCGAATTATATGAAGTTAAGACCTATTATTCTTAATGAAGATATGATGGTGCTAGGTGGTAATATGAGATTAAAAGCATCAATAGATTTAGGTAAGAAGGAAATATGGACTGATATGTTTACTCAAGCTGATTGTGATGAAATGAATGAAATTGCAATAGAAGAAAAACGAGAAACTAAAACATACTTAGAATATTGTGATGAAATAATAATAAAAGATAATGTTAGTGCAGGAGATTGGGAATGGGATATGCTAGCTAATGAATGGGATAGTGTTCAGCTTAATGACTTTGGTTTAGATGTATGGGAAAATGAAGATGACAAAGTAACGGAAGGATTAATTGATGATGATGAAATACCTGAAGTAAAAGAAAGCATAGTAAAGCGTGGGGATATTTGGCAGCTAGGAGAACACCGAGTTATGTGTGGGGATAGCACAAGCTCAGATGATGTAGCTAAACTAATGAATGGAGAAACAGCAGAGATGATACACACCGACCCCCCTTATAATATAAATTATGAAGGAGGAAGTAAAAAAAGAGAAGTTATAAAAAATGATAATTTATCTAATTTTAATCAATTTTTATTAGATGCTTTTACAATAGGAAATGAAAACATAAGAAAAGGAGGAGCTGTTTATGTTTGGCACGCTTCATCTGAAACTCACAATTTTATTAAAGAATTTATAAATGCAGGATTTTTATTTAAATCTTATATTGTTTGGAATAAGAACAATTCAACATTTGGGAGAAGTGATTATCATTGGAAACACGAACCCTGCTTGTATGGATGGAAAGAAGGAGCAGCTCATAAATGGTATGGCGATAGAAAGCAGACGACAGTATGGGATGTAGAAAGACCATCAAGAAGTGACTCACACCCTACAATGAAACCTATTGATTTATGTAAAATAGCACTCAAGAATAGCAGCGATAAAAATCAAATTATATTAGATATGTTTTTAGGTAGTGGCTCAACACTAATAGCAGCAGAAAAACTTAATAGAAAATGTTATGGTATGGAATTAGACGAAAAGTATTGTGATGTTATAATAGAAAGGTGGGAACAATTCACAGGACAAAAAGCAAAGAAAATATAAAAAAAAGACACCCCCTCTTGGAAGTGCCTTCATACGATAAAAAGATGGGCTTGATACCGTACCATTTTATAAAGAACGATTAAGCAAATATAATAAATTTATTTTAATATGGAACAAAATAGAACAAAGATTAACAAAGAGAGATTACTTAAAGCTTTAGAAAGCTCATTAGGAGTAATAACAACAGCTTTAAAAGCAACTGACCTAAGTAGAACAAACTTTTATAAGTGGCTAAAAGAAGATGAAGAATTTGCAGCTCAGGTTGAAGAAATAGAAAACATACAACAAGACTTTATAAAGTCAAAGTATTATGAATGTGTAAAGGATAAAGTTCCTTCAGTTGTAATACACGCTGCTAAGACTAGACTTGGATGGAATGAAACAAATAGATTAGATATAACTTCAGGAAACGAAAGGATTAAAATCAATATAAATCTTGGGGATTAAATCTGACTTATTAGAAATCAATCCTGAATTTACACCTAAACAAAAAGAGTGCTTAAAGTATCTATTTGACAATAAGACTAAAGAGGTTTTATTTGGAGGAGCAGCAGGTGGAGGTAAGTCTTGGGTAGGCTGTAGTTACTTAATTACTATGTGCCTTCAATATCCAAAGACCAGGTACTTAATGGGAAGGTCAAAACTAGATGCTTTAAAAAAGACTACACTAAATACATTCTTTGAAGTATGCACCGAGTGGAACTTAAAAGCTATTAAGGACTACACGTTCAATGGCTCAAGTAATGTGATAACCTTTTACAATGGCTCTGAGATAATCCTTAAGGACTTGTTCTTATACCCATCAGATAGAAACTTTGACTCATTAGGTTCTTTAGAAATAACTGGAGCTTTTATTGATGAAGCAAATCAGATAACTGAGAAGGCTAAGAACGTAGTAGCATCAAGACTTAGATACAAGCTTGATGAGAATGGCTTAATACCTAAGATGCTTATGACTTGTAATCCTGCTAAGAATTGGGTGTACTCAGAGTATTACAGACCTGCTCAAGACAATACAATAAAACATTACAGAAAGTTCATTCAATCTTTAGTGATAGAAAACAACTACATCTCTAAGCACTATGAAACTCAACTATCTCAATTAGATGAATTAAGTAAGCAAAGACTTTTATTTGGTAACTGGGAATATGACGCAACTGCTGATAGTTTAATAGACTATAACTCTATAATGGGAATGTTCAGTCAGAAAGGAATAGAAGGGGATAAATACATAACTTGTGATGTAGCACGATTTGGAAGCGATAAGACGGTCATAATGCTTTGGCAAGGGTTACACATTAGATATATAAGAACTATCCTTAAATCGGCTGTAAATGAGGTTGTGGACGAAATTAAGAAACTGCAACAAGAGAATGGGGTTAATCTTAGAAATATTATAGTAGATGAAGATGGTGTTGGTGGAGGTGTAAAAGATTATTTAAGATGTCAAGGATTTACCAATAACGCAAGAGCTTTAAAAGGTGAGAACTATCAGAACCTCAAGACTCAATGTTATTACAAATTAGCAGACCAAATAAACAAAGGACAAATTGGTGTTAGTTGTTCTGATGTAAATATAAAGAATTACATAACGGAAGAATTGGAACAAGTAAGAACTAAGGACGCTGACAAAGATAACAAACTACAAATAATACCTAAAGATACAGTCAAGGCTATTTTAGGTCGTTCTCCTGATTATGCAGATGCTTTAGCTATGCGAATGTATTATGAGATAGACAGCAACTTTGGGAAGTATTATGTGCAGTAAAAAAAATCGTTAAACTAAAAACAATAAATTTCTATTATATAACAGATGAAAGTAAAAATTAAAAAAGAAGGTAAAGTAAAAGAGTTCAAATTGATTAATAGTTGGGAAGAAGTAACTCTTGAAAAGTGGTTGCAACTTATTGATTTTGAAACAGGCACAAAGACTGAAGAAGCAACTGAAACAATAGCAGCGTTATCTAATATTCCTAAGCAGTTAGTAAAGGAATTAGCTTTATCAGATGTAGCAATAATAATGAGTAGGATAGCAGAGCTACAGCAAGAGCAAGATACAAAGCTAAAAAGGATAATTGAAATAGAAGGAGTAGAGTACGGCTTTCATCCAGATTTGGATAGCATAACATTAGGAGAGTATGCCGACCTGGAAACTTTTATTAAGAACGGAATAGAAAAGCATTTACCTGAAATATGTGCTGTATTGTATAGACCGATAAAAGAAAAGAAAAATGATATTTATAGTGTTCACGCTTATGATGGGAACATTCGATTTAGGACAGAAGAAATGAAAAAGATGTCAGC